CATAATTCTAGCTTTAGTGATAGTAGTTGCAGTTGTCTTAACATACTTCTGCGCTGAACCATCTGTCGTTAAAGGTATAGTTTGTTTAACATTTGATGTTATTGCCATAATTATCTCCTAATTTTACCTAGGCTCCCGAAGGAGCCTAGAATAATATTATTATCTTTGTTGGATAGTTTGTATCCAATCTGTTGCTATCTGATTACCGTTAGTACCTTTGTTTTCTATGAAAACTTTTAGTTCTAAAGCTATATCATCAGGAACAGTTGATGCTGCTTGCGTTCCAACACAATTACCGTCTAAGTAAAGTTTATACTGAGCCGATGTTTGGTTATTTTCCGTACCTGCAGGTTGAAAATGAAAACCTAATCTAACAGAGTTAGATGGGATTTCAAATTGAGTTGCAGATTGAGTTGGTATGCTAGAGTCAGCAATAGCATAAGTGCTTCCAGCTGCACTGTCTTTCATATCAAAAGATACACCAGCACCATTCTTCCTAGATAGGAATTGAATAGTTGTAGTGTCTTCTAAGTGAGAAAAACCAATACAGTCAGTTGGCACAGTTGCCGGATCAACAAATGCATTGTCAGCAAAGCCAACAAAAATGTTTCCGTCACTAACATCTGTTAGAGCAATTCTAGTTTCATACCACCATTGCTTACCAGAGTTATAGTTCCAGACTTCTTTACCAGAAAGACCAGTGATTTCACCAGCCGCTGGAGCATCGTCTCCAAGTCTTAACCATCCGCCAGCATAATCTACTAATTGATAGTCAGATCCACCACCAGATGTTACATCCCAATCAGCTGAATTATAATGAAGCCAGTCGTTTTGATAAGCGACTTCTTGATTATAGCCTCCAGTAATTAGGGGTTGTTTAATACCACTAAACAAGGATGTTCCACCTTGCTTACCTCTAACGTTTGTTACGCCAGTTGAAAAGTGTGTAGTCATATTAATCAGCGCCTCCTCGCGCCAGTTACTCTTACTAAGAAAAGAGCAACCAATTTATGATTTATTTATCTTAGTGATACTTTTATATGCTATATTTGAGCGGAGTGCAAGAGATCCTGTAATGAAGTGCTAATTTCAATGATGTAGCTTTTATGTATTAAGTGGCTACTGACACTTCTGGAGCCGAATTAAGAATTGAGTTTTCTCTATCTGCAATTCTAGCTTCTTCCAGCTTAATCAAAGTGATGACTTCTTTAATTTTGTCATCAATTCTGACCATGTCGAGAGTATATTTACCTTCATTAAGGTGTTCCTGCTCCCAACTCAACTCCAAGGACTTTTTTTGTTTGTATAGGTCCTCTATCATTTATAACCTCCTCATAGGTTATGTATTTACGACGTTTGTCATAAAATCCCGATTCATCCCACTTTACACTATTTTCTCCCAACTTGTCAACTATAGCATTCTCTATAGATTGAGCACTATCTTCAGCTTTAACAATAAAGCTAGTTCGATAGCCGTAGGCAATAATGATTACTTTGAAGTCTCTCATAGTCTAATTTCTTACTTTATGTAGCAAATGTGGCGGTTTTTAGGCCGCCACATTAAATTTAGTTATTACGCACCTTCAACGCCAAAGATACCTCTAGGGTCGGATACTCCAAATGAGTATCTTTCTCTAGCTTTGTATCTCACGTTTCCAGTATCGAAATCGCCTTCCATTGCCGTAGACAATGGAGATCTAACGAACATTTTCATGCCGTTAGGAACATCAGTGATGATGTAAAACGAGTCAGCGTCAGTTAGGTAGTTGTTCACTCTATAACCTTGAGGAATCATACCCATTGAGTTGACAGCGTTAATATCATTATCAGCTGTACCTGTTCTGCCTTGAGACTTCATTAATCTCTCTGCATTAAATTGGTTTTCAGGTGGAACAATCATTTTAACACCTTTAGCTGCGATTAAAAGACCTCTTTCATCAGTCATTTCTCCAATGTCGATTAGAGATTGTTCTAATGAAGTTTCATTTAAGTCAGCTTGAGTTGCTAATGTGTTCGCAAATGATCCACTTAATGTAGTGTGCGATGTGTTAAACAAAGAAACACCATCACCAGAATCAAAAGTATCCACTGAAGGAAGCCCGTTGATTAATGGAGCTGCTGCTTTAACTTGTTTAGAGTTCGCCATAGATCTAGCCAAAGCTTTTGTGTATCTAGAAGCAAGTCTGTCGTAGAGGTTATCTTCGATAGCTTCTTCAGTGATAGCAAATGCTAATGCTACTGTCTCATGTGTGTAACGAGCTGTGAAAGTCTCTTGTGCATCATCGTAAGATATGCCTTGACCTTCGCCCTTTACTTGTGCGTTTCCGAATCCTGATAACATTACTTCCTCTTCGAAAGCTCTGTCAGAAGATTCTACGTTGTAGATTTCAGCGTGTTGGTTTTCGTATCTCTTGTACTCAAGTCCGAATAAAGCATTCAAACCTGGTTCAAGCTCTTTTACTAACTGCGCTCGTGATATTGCCATGTTCTATACTCCTTATGCGTCTCTTAAGAACTGATTAGCCCTGTTGTTCATTACAACTACCACATCACAACCAGCAGCTGTCACGTCTTCCTGATCGGGCACTTCTGCCAAACGAATCATTCTCCACATGTAGCCGTCATTGTCTGAGGTACTGTAATTAAGAGTAGCTGTTGATTGTCCAGATACACCTGCACCACCATTGTTCTGATTCATTCTAACTACTAAGCAGTCAGATTGAAACGTCGCAAGGTTCGTCATAGTTGCGTCTGTTCTCATCATATACTCTTGAAAAGGGTTGTCATTAACGAAAACATAACCATCGCTGTTACCTGTGTTTGGGTTTGTTGCGAAAGTCTGACTCGCTGCTACAGAGTTTGACCATGTAGGTTTTGAAGTTGTTCCGTCGATGTAAAATACACCGTTAGAAACTCCAACACATGTCTCTGGAGTAGTCGTGTCAGCATCCCAAGAAGCTCCACCTGTACCAGTGTCGTCCATAGTGGCTGGGGCTAAACTTTGCATGTAGCCGTCGTCACCTGAACTATCTTGTGGTCCAATTGGTTCATTCTTGAGGATTCTTACGCCCAAACCTGAAAGGATTCTATACTTGCTCTGCCCTTGAGTAGCTGGACCATTGCCCAGAACTTCAATAGCTTTACAACCGTATCCTTGTGTTTGTAGGTTTGCCATAGTTTGTTGTCTCCTTAAGTGTTCATAGTATCAACTATGAACGGGTTGTTGTTAAATCGATAGTAGGGATTAACCCACGAATTCCTAATTAGGATTTCTTTGTACCACCGAAAGTTACACGAGATTGTCGATCAACATTGATCGGCATACTCTTATGCTGCTCTCTCATAAGATCGTTTGTTACTGCTTCGTCTAGACCATCAGCACGTTTTTTAACGTAATCAGTTCTAGCTTGTGCGATCTCTTCAGTTACCTTTGCAAGCAAAAGGCCACCTACCCCAATCATCCCCTTGTATTTTCCCGATTCTATAACCGGGTAGTCAGAAGCGTTTTCGATTTCTTCGGCTCTTACTAATTCATAACCAGATCTTAATCGACCTTGTATATTTTTAGTATCATCGAATCCCATCGATTCAGCTCTGATCCATCTGTACCGGAATCCAGCCGGCGCAGGGGGTGCATCTAGAGAAGATGGTGGAACCCACACTTTTGGTCGTTCAGTCTTTGACCGTGTTTGGCTCGCACGAGAAGTTTTATTGTCTTGTTTTTTCATACGCTATACCTCCTTCGTGAGTTTTAATTGTTTTGCGTAATCTTCGAGTGGCACTCCTAATTTTTTCGCTATTGCGACTTGTGAAGAAGTGAGTTTCACAGTTTTGCGACCAGGTCTTACGCTTCTATTTGCAGAAGCCACCGACTGAACGGGTCTAGTCGTTTTCTGTGGTTCAGTATTACCAAATTTATGCGGAAAGTCAACTCTGATTCTTTTATCGACTTCTGCATAATACTCGTTAGATTGAGGGTCATACCCTTCCTTCTCTACTAAATCCTTATGGATTTCGAACGCTGTGAACGTCATGGCTCTATCTTGTCCAAACCATGAGTTTTTAGCTGCCCAGCCTTCCGCTTTAGGATCGCTAGGTTCTTGAGAAGGTAATGCTCTCGGAGTTCTTTCCGGTAATTTACCACCGTCAGATAATTTGACGTCTTCTCTACCTTCTTTCATTTGCTGCACTTTCGCATTCTCAAACGCTAATGTAGCAATTCTTTTATTTGCATCGACTTGAGCTTTAGCATCACCCGACTCAATAGCTGCGGCCAATTCTCGTTGCGCCGCGTCCATACCTGTCTTGACGTTTTCTTCAAATCTTTTTTGATAATCAGAATCCATTTTAAAGTATTTCTTCTGATCATTTTGTCTTTGTGCTTCGACAGCTCTTGCGTATTCAGTGGCTGAATCCCTCTGCCTTTCTGCTTCACGCATTTTACGAGTTAGTTTAGCTATTCTTGATTGAACACCTCTACTATACTCTTCTAGTTTACTGTCATCTTCTTTTATTTCTTCTTTAACTGGTTCTTGTTCCGTGGTTCTTGGTTCTTCTTTCTTGTCTTCAACCATCTCTACTGTAGGCTCTTTTTCTTGAGTCTCTACAATTGATTCGTCTTTTTCTTCAGGAACATTTATCTCGGCTCCTGGTCCAGACGTATCGATAGGGACAGTCTTCTGTTCTTTTTCTGCTATAGGTTGTTCCTTAGCGTTTTCTGTTGGCATAGTTTACCTCCTATGTTTAATATGCGTGAATAAGACTTTTAGGGTCTTTCACGGTTGCCAATATTTCGTCATCATTTAGAAGACGAATTTCCCCACCTTCAATTTGTATACGCGATCCCGCGTATCGGGCAAAGACAACCCAATCGTTGACCTTGCACCATGGACCTTCTGGATAACGTTCTTTGTCGTTATAACATTGTGGTCCCATTTTTAAGACTAATCCACATTGAGACGCCACTTGTTGACGTTCCAAAGTTGTTTCAGTCATTAATACTCCCCCGGCCGTTTTCTCATCCATCTTGAATGGTAAAACGATTATTCTCCAACCTGTTGGTTGTGGAATCTGTTCTTTTTCTAATTCTTTAGGTTCTTTAGGTTTAGACGGTTTAACGCCTACTAAAGTTTTATCTGGTAATTCTATTTTAGGTTTTTGGTTTGTTTGCGATGTCGACAATGTTTCTTTTTGCATTTGGCTCCTTATCATCTAGCAGGTTAGAGATTTCCTGACGCACTGACTCCAGTGCATTAATTTGACCTATTATATACTTATAAGTCTCCATGTTGTCAACCCCTCCTGTGGTAATCGACAGAGAAAGAGATTGAATTCTTCTCTCGAGTGCTCTTCTTAGTTTATATACTATTGTTTCTGTATCCATACTTCCTTTCTGTAAGTTGGTTATATTTTTGGCATTTTAAAACCAGGATTGCTATAATACTTTTGATAGCTTTTGTTTCCTACTTTGACTCCTCCTAAACTTCCGTGAACATAACTTCCAATGTAAGGTTCTGTTACTCCACCTTCAGCCATGTTTTTTCTTTTAACGATATTACTTAATATTTCAGATTGTTTAGCATGTGCCTTTGATGCTTTTTTAAGTTTAGAGGCAACATGTTTAATTTCTTTTTTCATTTAGTCTTTTGCTTTAGTTAATTTATAATTTTCAGGTTTTAAAATTGCTTTAGTAAAAGTTTTGGATTGTCTTTGAGCTCTTTTTACGTTTCTTAAATTTTTTGCTGAACCCACCGCAAGATCTCTACGACCTGCAGCTTTAGCTTCTGCTATTGTTTTTTTAGCTTTAGCTTCTGTTTTATCAAGGCTTCTTTTTGCTTGACCCATCCCTTTAAGACCACGAGTTTTAGACCTACCAATTTCAGTAGATTTAGGTTTTATTGTAATAGTTTTACTTACTTTGCCTTTTCGACCAAGCATTCCTAAACCTCTTTTTGCTATTCCAAATATCCCCATTATTTTTTAGCTGTCTTTGCTGATTGTTTTAAAGCTTTGTCAGAAACAGAACCTTTTCCAGGTTTACTTGTTCCTCTTTTTTTAGCTCTGTTCATATAATAGTACAGACCTTTTTTAGCAACTCTGCCATCTTTAGTTCTGTGATAGCCTTTAGGAACTTTACCACCATCTTTAAGCTCTGTTCTAATTCTGTCTTTTTCTTCTCTAAGATTTTTTTTGCCTTTTCGAGTATATGCTTTTTCAGCATCTACTCTTCCAAGTTCTTCTAATCTATTTTCTCTTTTAGTGTTTACTCTTCCACCTGTTTTAAAAACACCTCTACCTTTTAAAACATCGGCTCTAGTTACTTTACCATCGCCTGTTAAATCAGGAAAAGATCTTCCACCTTTTTTCATTAAAGCTCTTCCAGAGCCTTTCATTTGTATTCCGTATCCAGCCATAGCTTTCCTTATTTATTAATTTTTTGGTTAGGACGTTTTCCAAATTTTCCGTAAGACTCGTCTCTTCTAGCTTTGAAAGATTGTTTCTTGCCAGATTCTTTTCCACGTCTTGCGCTAATGGATTCATCCTCACGATCTTTATAACCTTGTTTCTTCATTTTGACTTTGCCGCCTTTATTCATAGCCGCTTTACCGCCAAATCTAGATTTGTAAGGTCTTGTTCCGAAATCGTTTCTCATAGTTGCTCCTTATGTGTAGTACTTGGTTTTTTTCCTACGGTTAGCCATCACTTTACCACAACCCGTTGCTATTGCAACCCTTGTTGGTAAAACTTTACCACCCTTGCTATACTCTTTTTCCCAACGTTTTGCAATCTTTGGTAAATTGGCATGCATATACCTTCTTTGCTTTTCAGACTTAAAAGGCACTAACAATCCCACTTTCTAAGTGCTTTGTTAATTCTTGAATTAGGGTCTCTAGCTGTTTTAGCTGATGTTAATCTTTTTTTCATTCCACCCATACGTGCGCAGAATGATTTACGTCTTCCACTTGTTTTAGATTTTGTAGGGGCTTTTAAAGTGCCACCTTTATAACTGTCTCTGCCTTTTTGATTTAATCCACCAGAAGGATTTTTACCTTCTTTTCTTTGCCAAGCAGCAGTTCTGCCACCTTCGGCTTTTCTAACTCTTGGGTCTTTTTCTAAATCAGTAGTGGCTATTCCAACTCCTACTACAGGAGCTAATTTTGAAATACCTTTAGTTCTTTCAAAAGCTTTATTCCTCTTAACCTTATCTGTCGGAGAATGTTGTCCTCTTACAATTTGAGATAACATTTTTTGAGATTCTTTGTTGGCCACTTTGTCTGCCTTTTTGGCAAATTTTTTTAAAACTTTACCAAATCCTCTTTTAGCTATTCCTAATCCAGGCATTATTTTTTACCGTTCCTGAAGACTTGAGTTCCTTTAATTCCAAAAATACTTGCTACGACCAAAATCCAAAGATTTGTGAACCATGAAGGAAGTGACTGGAAGTACTCAAAGAAGAGTTTTACTTTCTCCATAGCTGCCGGATCGTCCGACATCACTGCCCACATTAAAACTATGATCGGCGCCGAAATAATGACAAGGACGAATTCGTCCTTGTAGTCGTTTTGACGGGCTTCTAAAAGTTTGCCCTGGTAAGATTCTTCACCTCGAGCCATCTTCTCTGCGTGCATAAGCTGTGCATCAGACATAGCCATTTTCGTCTTTTGTCTGTTTGAATAAATTTTACTGCCTGCTTGTAATGCTATCTTTGCTAAACTAAACCATGCCATAGTATTCCTTTAAAATATAGGACTTACGCGCAACGCGCGCAAAAATTCCTAGTACCAAGTTACAGTTTTATTTTTATCTTTAAGCATTCTTTTTGTGCCTTTAATTTCGTTTTTATCACCTTGAGCGATATAAACGCCTTTTC